GATAACTCGCTGTCGCACTGGCCGCACAACCAGGTAGTTACGGATAACTGTAACCTCAAAGTTATTAGCAGAGGCGAGCTGCTTAATAAATACCCACAGGTCACCCTGGTAACCGGGAGAGTTGATGGTGGTTGCGGGCAAAGATTCGTCGTACACAACGTTGCCGGTGATTCCAGCAAGACCAAACAGGTAGTCTGTTACCTCTTCAATCGTTCCCGTCCGGGCCTCGGCAGTTCTGTCCACGTTGAGGGACGCCAAAAGGCTACGGCCACCCATGGTTACCTGGTCGTTATTGAGCGTGACGTTCTCGATGTTACCCACCACTGAACCGTGCAGACGATCCTGGAGGAAGAACTCGTCCTTGTATAGCAAAATGCTGGAGTTGTTACAGTCCACCACGTCGATGCTCATGTCACCGATAGCGCCAGACTCGTCGCCGGGAACTAGCGGTGTGGACCCCTCGGTGTAGGAGTAGCCGACGACGTTGGTGGGGCCACCACGGAACGCTCCTGTGCCCGATACGCGAACGGAAATCTCGCCACCGGGATCGGAGACGAGGTTGTTGACGTTTGACCAGGTATCACCTAGCAGTACCCACTCTGGGTCAAGCTGGTACCAGAACATTTGCTACTGCTCTGGGTAAGGGTGAGCGTCCTTCACGGCCTGTACAGCAGCGAGCCACTCAGCCTCGGTCTTGTCGCCACGCTGGTATTCAAAAAAGATGGGGTCGGAACTTTCGCGGTAAGCCTGAGCGCGTGCGTGCTCCACTTGAGCATAAGCGGTCTCATATTGAACAGCGGGCCACAAGACTTCTAGCTCGGCTTCAGTGGGCTTCGGTGTGTCCGAGAGCCAGGTTAGTCCAGCGTATTCTTCGCCAGCCAAAATCCAATCAGACCCAGGATATCTTGAAGTAAGAATCAATGTAATATCCATGCTTAAGCTCCAATCTCGTAAACAGCTAGCGTGCAAACGCTTCGGACGGTAGTGTTCTGTCTATTTCTGTTCAGAACTCCGGAGCCAGCAGTGGTCTTAAAACGAAGACGGTAATTGATTGTCGCCGGAAGTGGAGTAGCCGGGGAGTCCAAGAAGGATAGGCCACCGCTAAATAGCAAGTTCGCGTCGGAAAGACCAGGTAACTGGGCAAATTGGTCGCCTGACGAGGCTCCAATCACCGTAACAGTTCCATTATCTCTAACAGCCTGGACGGAACATACATCCCCCGAGTTGCTGGTTGAGCCGGTTACAAAAGCCGCGATAAGAAACTTGGAATTATTTTTCTTTGGAGTAAGGGTAAGAGTCAAAGAGGGAACGTCGACATAAGATGTAGACGTTGTGGTAGCGACAATATCCAAAATTGCTGTCTGTACTTGTAATACTGAGCCCGGGGTTAGCTTATCCGGTGTGACGTTAGCGTCCGCAATTTTAGCGGTTGTAACGTTCGCGTCCAAAATCTTTGCTGTAGTAACAGAGTCCGCAGCAAGCTTAGCCTCGGTAACCGCGAGGTTATTAATCCTTGCGGTGGTAACCCAGTTGTTGGCTTTGATGGCCGCAATATCTGTTTCGGCTGCCTCGATGTCGGTAGCGGTAGCGTTCCAGATAGCGGGGAACGTGCGGGGGTCCGAGCCGTTAGCCGGAGTAAGGCCACCCGAAAGTCTAGTTACTGCCATTAGTCAGTCCATCCGTAGTATTCAGTAAGTTCTGCAACGACGCCAACTTTATCAAGTGCTGCGGAATACGGGGTGTATGCCGGCTGGGCCGCGAACTGTAAACCTGAGTTTCCCTGACCGGAGATAAAGCCACCGGTTTCTGGGGTAACACCTGTTTCCAGTACTTGTATCATTATACCCGATAGCGTCAAAGTTCCAGTCCCCCCGAGAGACAGCTCCACGCCGTTGTAAAGGCTAGAATCAAACGTCTGGTTGAATCTAGCGTCGTTGGTAACGTTCATTAGCGTCAGTGTTACCGGGCTTCCAGAGGATAGCGCATCAACCGTCGGTGTCGCTACCACCGTTCCACCAGTGCCGTTAAAGCCGAACGCTCCAACGTGGGCAGTGTAGCCAGCGGGAATTGGCACCCAGATACGCCTCGTGCGCCCAGGGTCCACCACATAGCGCACGGACTCCGCCGGGAAGTTGAGGTTGTTGGCAGGCGTCAACACAGACTCACCGCGCTCGGCGTCGTTCAGGGCGAGGCCGTCGTACAATCCCTGCGAGGGAGTTGCCCACCACTGGGGCAACACGTTGCGGTCAGCGGCAATCGGATCGTGGATGTACAGCGGGCCGTGACCGTAGACGCCATCTGCAAGGTCGGTGATAACCCTGGCCTCATCCCGGCTGATGGAGTTCCAACTCATCGTGTAGTTCTTGTGCGCAGCCGTAGACCTGCGAATCGAGGCACCACCATTAAGGTAATCCACCTTATTGAAGTAGCCCTGCTTGGACGATGGCATGTTTACAGACGGAGCGCGCATCTCTAGCATTTTCGCCTGGGTGCCCATGTAGAAACAACTACTCATTAGTTACTGCCCCGTCTCGCTTCGTCAAAGTTATTCTGGTTAGTGGCCTCGGCTACAACCCTACCGTTCAGCCTCAATTGTACGTTACCGGCGTCGGCAAGAAGCTTGCGGTCAAAGGGCGAGAGCTCGACCATGACCGTGCCGTCAGAGCCCATAGCGCCACCGCCGACGAAGCCACCCATCTGGTAGCTACGCATACCGTTCTGCATCTGTGCAAGGAACGAGGGGTCTGGCATTCCGCTGGACTGGTTGACGAACTGCTTGGGGATAACGTATTCGCCCTTGTGAACGATGCCCGCTGGCTGGTTTCTTCCGCCCTGTCCGGTAAAACCTCCGATTGAAAATTGATTTAATTCACGAGATGGGCGCGGCCTGTTTCCAAATCCAAGATTAGTACCAGTACCAGTCGTTGTCGTGGTCGTAGTCGTGGTCGTTTTTTTGGTACCCAGTTCTGAGTTAAGCGTCCTCGCTGCCTCAATGTTTTTCTTGAGGCTAGCGTTCAACTCATTAAGTGCCTGAAGAGCCGGGTTGACGTTAGCCTCGACCGTGATGTTGCGCTCCACCTTAGAGATGGCCGTCTGTACATCATCGAACGCCTTGGCGTATTCTAGGACAACCGTCTCCTGGAAGCCAAGCTCAGTGGCCTGCTGAATAAACTGCTGGCGTGCCTCTTCGGTTGCGGCCTTAAGCTCAGCCTGGGTTGCACCGGATTCCGCCAATGCGGTGATGTAGCTTTGATAATCCTGGACGAGCCCCAGAAGAGCCTGACGGTTCTCGCGTTGCCCGGGTCCCTGACCAGTTAGGTCCCCGCCCGCAATAGCTTGAGCCTCTTCGAGCCTTCTGCTGTTTTCTGCCTGCTCGCGATCAAGGTCGGCAATCTCCTTGCGCAACTGTGCGGCACGAAGGGTATCGCCATACGCTTCTGCGATAGAGAGGAAGTACTCCTTAAGACCACGATCAGCACCGAGGTCGCTCTGTGATGCCTGGAGTTCCTCAAGTTCAAAGCGCGCATCTTCTACCTGCTCGGAGAGATTCTGGAAAGATTCGGCGATATCATCTAGTGCCTGACCCCTAGCGAACCTAATATCAAACGCACGGGTAAACACGCTCTCCAGGTCGGATGCGTAATCAAGAAGTGTGCGAACTTCTTTCTGGGCATTCTGCACGCCAAGGTTAAAGTTATTCAGGTTAATGTTAGCCAGACCGCCGCCGGCGGTATTAATAAACTGCTGGACCTGTGCCGTGCTTAAACCAAACTGTGCGCCAACCTGACTAATTGCTTGACGCAGAATCTGTAATGATGGTGCCGACTCGCCGCCAGCGGTCTTGGCAAGGTGCGCGAACAATGCCGCAAGGTTAGCGACACCCTGCTCGGCGCTGTCCGATCCCTTGAGGATTGACCCGATGGCATCCTGCATCTCGTCACTGGCGTATAGCGCCTCGTCGCCCGACTCGCCGAACGCCTCACCGAGAGCGAAGATTGCGTCTTCTGTATCGCGACCCAGATTAATTGACTCGAACATGGAATCAACCAAATCGCTAAACTTATCGGCGAGAGTTTCCACGCTACCACTAGCGCCGCCCGCAGAGAAATCAATTCCATTGAGGCCGGACTCGACCGCACCCGTTAGCCCACCAAGAATACTAACGCCAGAAATAAGTCCGGCAAGTTTGCTAGTAAAGTTTTGTACGTTTACGCCTTCGACACCAGCGGCCCCACCAAGCTCAACGATTGCAAGTCTTGCGGCAATGGCGGCACCAGTAGCGCCAAGTCCCTCCGCTTCCAGAATTTGCAGTACGTAAGATAGGTCGGCAATTCTGCCGGCAACATCCCTGAACTCATTGCCCGCTAGAGCGCCAATCATTTTTTGAAGACCCTCGTCGGTCCTCTCCGTTGTTCCCTCGCCACTTGCTAGTGAGGCAAAAAACTCTTGAGTTGCATCGGTGGCATCCTTTGCCGCATTCGCCTCCCCAAATATCGTGTCCAATAACTTTTCAATCTTGCCCTCGGCGATATCAGCCTTATATTCCAACTCCTCGAATCCGCCAGAAAGATATTCGGTTGATCTAGCGGCGTCGGTAATAATTCCACTGCCGTCTTCAATTGAGGAGAAGATTGCTTCGAGTGGAGCTTCGGCCACGGCAAGAGAAGCCAGAGTGTCCCTGATTACCTTTGCGGAGGCGGAGCCACCGGGGGCCCTTGTGTCTATTGATTGAAGCTCGGTTCGTAAAGCTTCTTTAATCTCGGCAACTTTTTTCCTTGCCTCATCTGGCGATCCGATTGCCAAATCGATAAATGACTGAAAATCTCCAAAGCCCTGCGCCGCGAAAGCTTCTTGAAGATTTACGTTCTCAAAAGCAGTGAGGAGTCCCGGGCTTTGAGCGGCCTGCTGTGTTAGGTATAAAGCAAAATTATCCCCGAGGACAACAAGCTCTTCGCCAAGTGCTTTCGCTGCCTCGGCCTGCCTTTCCATCGCTCTGATTCCCTTGAAGGTGGAGTCCTCAACATCTTCCTGTCCGGATACGTAATCAAGGCTGGCTCGAATAAGTTCTCTTTCGGCGTTTTCTACCTTATCTATTTCGCCGACAAAAGTATTGAGGGCCTTGCCGGTTTCGTTATATACCTTCTTATCTTTTTCTAAAGCAGCGGAAAGAAGTTCTTGGTTACCGAACAACTGTTCTTGTGCATCTTTAACCGCTTCGGTCTTTTTGGTATATGCCTCATATGCAAATCCAATTGCAATCAAAGCAGCGCCGATAATTCCCAGCGACAAAGAAAGTATTTTTACCGCTCGGCTAAGCGCTATTACTGTCTTGCTAGTGGTAAGAGCCGTGATTCCAAAAATCTCAAAAGCCTTTTTGGAGAACAATGTCTTTAGAGTTAGGCCGGCAAGCTCGGCACCAAGATTAATTACCGCGAACCTAAGAGCAATTAATCCAGCCAAAGCAACAACGGCCGCCGCGACGATACCAAATAGTGCGGCAAGTAAAAGAGAAACCGATACCGCAATACCAGCAATAACCTGACCAACTGGAGTATTAATAAAGTTGGTCAAGGATTCTACGGCCGCGTTAATTACACCGACAACGGCAGATACTGGATTTATCAGGCTACCAAAAGACGCACCGAGGGCTTCTAGGTTTTGACCCAACCTTTTGAGTTGCTCCGCTGTCGTTCCGGAAATAATTGAGTACTGTTCATTCACCTTTAGGCCCAGGGCAAACTCCTCGTTGCTCAGTGCGATAAGTCTGCGTACCTCATCTTGACTTTGCGCGAGCCTCAAAATTGCCGGGATGTCTCGCACCGAGGTGATGCCTATTTCCCGCAAAGTTCTTTCTGCGTTATTACCCTCGCGCTGAATGCCCTCAAAAAAATCTAATAGAACTTCGGTCGGCTGAGAAGACCACGCCTCCGTAAATTCTTGTGCGCTTCGACCGGTGACTCTGGCGAACTCGTTAAGGCTGTAGCCGCCCTCCGCAACGGATGCGCCAATCTCGGAGAACAGGCGGGTAACGGTACCGCGCGCAAGCTCGGGCGCAATACCAAGAGACGCCAGGGAACCGGATAGCCCAACAATATCGGCAGCGCTCAGATTGGCAAGGTTACCCATTGACGCGATCTGAGTGGCCACTCCCACAATCTGGGACTCGGTGGCAACAGAGTCAACACCGACGGCTAGGATTGCGGAACCAAGCTTATTGAACTGCCCGTCAACTCCGTCTATAAGTTGGTCTAGCCTACCAAACGCAGTTGCCGCAGCCTGCACAGTAAGGTCCGTAGTAGAGGCGAACTTTGCCACGGTTTCAGTAAAGTCCGCAGTGGATTCTTTTGCAATACCCAACTGTCCGGCAAGTGCCGCAATTTGCGTCACCTCTTCCCACGAAATTGGAGTGGCCTGCTGAATTCCTCTAAGATCGGCAAGCAGGCTTTCCCTAAGCGCCTTCATGCTTTCGCCGGCTATGTCATTAGTCCTAATAACATTGGCAAAGTCTCGCTCGTACTTAATGGCAAGAGCGGTTGTGGCAACTGGTACTGCGGCAAATGCTAAAGCAAGGTTCCGGAAGGATGAACCAACATCGTAAAGCGCGTATCTAAGCGCTGGACTGGTGAGCCCGCTAACACTCTGTCTAAGGCGTTCGGTTTGCTCAGTGGCCTTCTTGGCACTAACCACAAGGGGGGTTAGATCAATCGCACCACGACTGCGCTCGGCTGCTTTATTTACATCGAGTATCTTCGTGCCGAGGGTCGAGAAATTCTTAGCGGCCTGCTGGCTACCGGAGCTCAGTGTCCCGTTGAGACCATTAAGGTTTTTTCGCAGATTAGCAAGGTCGCGCTGGAACGCAGATAAATTACTACCTATTTGTACGTAGATATCGTCTGCCAAGAGTTCCTCAAATCAAAATGGATACTCTTATTCTACAGTACTACTACTTTCTGCCCTGCATAATACGAGGGCCATCTGAGCGATGGTCAACCCTGACCGCTCCGTTCTTTTTATTTTGCTCGCCAATCCACTCTTCTCTGGTTGGCATCTCGCCACCATCCATTATTTTTGGCTCGACTATATAATACTTGCCATAAGACTTTGACTTCTTCTTAGAGTCGGTCTCCTGGGCCCTTTCAATAGCCGCTCTCGACTTAGAGAACCTTGCCTTTGCGTCGAAAGTAACTCGATCGGACTCGTCCCACCACAGCGGAATACCATCTCTGTACCAGTCCTCGAGGATGTAGTGCGCCTTGAGCAGCCGGTAGTCCCACATGGTCCATTTCTTGTGCGATGGATCACTGAAGATAACGGCAGTAGGTGGTTGCCCCGCTCCGGCTGCGGCCTTAAGGTAGGTCGCTATAAACTTATTCTGCGGCCAGGTCAGGGCTTCGCTAAAAAATCCTCACCAGTTCCCATGAGGAACAAAGCCGTTGATGCCCTGAGTTTTTCCATGGCTTCATTTACTTTTAGCATTGCGCTAAGCGGAAAGGATTCTCTCATGGCGCGCACGGCGTTATAGGTAAAGTCTGATTGCTCGTCGCCGTCCGGGTTTACAATTTTCTTGATGTGGGCCAGCCAAAGATAGTCGGTAAACAGAGCGTCCCGCTCGGGAGATTCTTTTTCGATTTTCTTATTCTGCCCGCCCAATATGTCCTGAATGTTAGCGGAGTTGTCATACTCAATGGGGTACTTCTTGCGCGCATCTCTGAAAATTTCTTCTCGCTTACCCTCACTAATACCCATCATGTGAACCGTGTAGCTAGACTTTTCGATCTTCTCGCGCATCTCGTCGAGCTGATCAATAAGAGAGGCTTGTTCTTCTATTTGTTTTTGACCCATTTTTGCACTAGATGACTTTGGGTTCATCTTGTCGATTTGCTCTTTAAGCATTGCTGCCTCATACGCAAGTGATTCATCAATGACAATCTTGATGGAGGTTTCTGGGTAGCCTCGATTTTGCAAAACATCAATAATATTAAAAGTGCCAGGAGCCTTTGCGGCCTCGGCTGATTCAAGAATATCGTCGGACAATTTTCCTCCTATGTTGTGAACACCCCGATACTACCACAGCAAAGAAAAAACCCCCGCCGAAGCGAGGGCCTTTCCCGTCCTAAGGTAGTTAGGAAACTGTTACAACACAAGTGTCGCTGTTGCCGTTGTTTGGCCACGTTCCAGTAATGGTAGCCGAACCGTTTGAAAGCGCAGTTACAACACCGGCGGTGGAGACCGTAGCAACCGCGGGGTTGCTGGACTTCCACTGAATGCCATAGGTGTACGTGCGTCCACCAAGGGTGGCGCTCAGCTTCGTAACACTGGGGTCGGTTGTAGCCAGGGTGGCTGGCAACACAACTGGTGTGAGAGCCGAGCCGATGACCGTGCGAACAGCGAAGTCACCCTGGGGGAGCATGGTTACCGTATAACGGAATGCTTCCTCACCAACAATAGACTCTGCGTATCCATCGGTCATAACCTTGAATACGTGCACAAGCTGACCGTTAGCGGCCAATGGGTTGGTGCGCTCGCCATCGATACGGATGACAAGGTAACCCTTAGTGCGTGGTGCGTCAAGCGCGTCGTAAGCCAGCGAGTAAACACTGGATGCGTCGTCAAAGTCGCGTGGGTAGTAAAGGGAAAGCGATCCACCGAAGTTAGTAAAACCACGGTCAATGACTTTACCAATAGCGGTGATGGCTGGGTCATCCAGCTCATTGCTCGCCTCGAGGTTGAAGTCAAAATCGTTCCAAGAGATAGCGTCCGAGATGTCCAACGATGCGTTGATCTCAGCTGCTGTGGGGGCCTGGTAGTTAGCGAAGGCGTTTTCCAATGCCCACCATACACGGATGTTACCGCTTGCGGGTACTCTTACGTCAGTCATTAGGAGTTAGTCACCTCGTAGTTCCAGTTCACGAAGTCGTTGTTAAGGAACGACTGGCTGATGCGAAGGTTCTCGCCGCTAGCGGCAACATCAATACCAAAGTCAGTCTTAACGCCAACCATCTTTACGCGGTCGTCCACAGCGAATGGAGTATCGCTGCGCCCGCCCACACGGAGGATTGCAATATATTCAATGTCCGGCCAAGCCAAAAGGTCAAAGGCCAGGTTGTACTCACCGGCGGCAGTAACGTCAGCGTCGCGGAACGCTTCGAAAACAACCTCGGGGTTGTAGAACGTGGGGGTAGAAACGTTGCCGGCGTCACAGAATGTAACTGAATCGTCGGTGTCCGAATCTCCCAGCGTGAAAGTGGTTCCGTCCTCATTGAGCGCACAGGTGATGTTGTAGACCAAGCCGTCCGTGTTGGTGCTTGCATCGAACCAGTCGTTCAATTCAGCAGCAGTTGGAGCGGTACGGTCAGCAAATGCCTCCGGGTGCGCGAGGAGGAACGTAATATTCTCACGGTAGAGTCTTACGTTTGCCATTAGTTCTCTTCCTCAATATCGATATTGGATGTAGTCTCTTGCGCCTTAGTCTCTTTTTTCTTCGCGAAGAATCCAGAACGCATTTCTTCTTTGTCCTCTACCGTGCCAGGTTTATACATGACAGGGTTGTAGGGCTTTTTTTCCGCATCAACGGGCACCAAGATGTCCTTGAATTTTGGGTGAAGAAGTGTCTTGGGTGACACGTCAGCGATCTGTCCGGAGACAGTATTAAGCGCAAGTACCATAAACCTAGTTTAGCACCGTTTTAGGAACCAACATCAGTGCTGTCTACCTGGAAACTAAGAGTGTTTACCGCCAGGTAAAGATGCGGCTTGCCCTCATAATTAACGGATGGGAAAACTGCCGAGCCTCCAACTGGGGTTAGCTGTGAACCGTTATTTACATTCCACCCGATGAGTTCATCTAGCACCATGTTCAATCCCCGCCTAGCTATCCTTGGGCTTGGCGCAACAAATATGACATCGAAGGATGAGTTGTATTCGTCGAACCTAACGCCACCAAAAGATGCGGAAGTCGTTGACCTGCTAAGACCATGCCAGCGAATAACAATAAAGGGTTTGGTTTTGTTGCTGATACTAAGCATCGACTCGTCATCAAGAACTTCGTCTTCTTTTACGTCATAGTTTGGGAAGCTCGAGATAATGTGATCCGCAATTAAATCTTGCACTGCAACCAAATTAAGGCCAGTCATTAGTACTTACCACCAGCAATTCTGTTTTTATATTTACTGTACAACCTTGGTAAAACCTGTTGAACGACATAAAGCCTAGCGTCCCTTTGAGCAAACATCCCCTGAACGGGAATATCTTTTCTAAAACCACCGGCCTCGAAACCGTACTCCTGGGCCCTAAAGTATTTAGCATCCTGTTCGCTTGGCTTATTTATCCAACCAAAAGCAGATATAATTCTTGAAGTTCCAACTTCCAGTCTGTATCTTATGGCATCTCTCATTTTGCCAGTATTTACCCTGCCCGGACTGGATGACGAGCGGAGATTGCCCACCCCTGGGGCTGGGAATTCCTTGGCCCTCATATCCCTAGACCATACTCTTCCGGTACCACGGGTCTCAATAATCTCTTTCATTTTATTAGCACCAGCTTTGGCGGCCTCTATCTGCAAATCTTGCATCGCAGCAATGGAAGACTTGTCTACTTTGTCTAGCGAAGATAGAAAACTGCCAACTTGAACTCTGACAAATCTTGTTTCCGCCATTAGGACCCCTCTGGCGGCAGAACGTTTTTCACATCAGCGTCACATTCGATTGTCCTGTTCCAGCCATAAGAAGAGTTGACAGACGATCTAACCGTGAGGATTACTGTTTCAAGAACAGCATCCTCGCCCCCACCCGTCACCCTTACCTGCATACCCTTGCGAATCAATGACAAGTTGGCGTCATAGGGAACCTGAATTCTAACCGACCTAATCGCGCCCTCGGCAATATCCAGATTTGGGGTCCTTGTTGTGCTGATTGGTTGAACACGGCCAACGCCAGACCAAACAATTTCAGCAGAATCGGAAATGTATTCATTGGTAACCTCGTCCCATTCCTGCTCACGGGTATTCGGGTTAATGATTTCTATTTCAGCGTTATACCAGCGCGCCACAGTAGACCGCATTTGGATTGCGATACTGGCGAAATCGATGGGCGCGCTACTAGATACTGGCATTAGTTCCACCAGGTGTAGTCTTCGTGCTCCCGTTCCCGTTCCGCAAAGTCTAGATAGTAAGTCGGGTCCACATACATTGCAATTAGGTTGAAGTATTCAGAGGACTCATCGGCAAGGGCCTCTTCGCGCAGCTGGGCCGCAATCTTGCGAAGCGATTCTGCGATGCGATCGCCATTGACGGTAAGGTCGTCGCTAGACCAGGACTTGAGTAGCAGTGCCTGAGAGGACGCAATCGTCTCCATCGCACGGGCGGTAGCCAGCTTGACGTTCTCGCCATACATTTCAAGGAAAGCGTTGATTTCATCATCGCTAAAATAAAGGTATTCACCGACGCCACTAATAACATTAGTAGCAACCGTGTCACCTAGAAGTACTCTTACTTTTCCGGTATCGGAAGTAAAGTTAACAGGAGAGACACCAAGGTTTGCCATGCTCTTATTTTACCGCATAAAAGGGAACCCCGCACCGGAGCCGGGGGAAGGGGGGGTAGGCTCGACGGTGCGGGGAATCCAGCAGGAGGGGCTGGTATTACAAAGTTATCACAAAAATGAAGTACTATTTGAGTGTGCCCAGACTTGCCGTTGTTCTCACATTGTACGACAGATTAGAGTATTTAGATAGGCAAATATCCGAGCTGGGCGCTCAGCGTAATCAAGATTTTGATTTGTACATATGTAACAACAGTGGGCAAGATATATCATTTCCCGGAGCTCGTGTCTATAACTACTTCAACAAGTACAAAATGTACGGCAGGTTCTATCTGATTAGGGACCACATCGCAAACGCTGACTACGATATGGTGCTGCTTGTGGATGACGATGAGGCGTTTCCGCCCGACCTAATAGACGAATGCTACCGCCAGTTCGACGAGTGTATCGTAAAGTCCTTCTGGGGCTTCCAGACGTATCGGGATTACTGGGTGAGGGATAGACTACGGGGCGACTGGAAAGGCGATTACGCGGGCACTGGTGGCCTCCTGAGCCCTATTGCGCTGTGGCGCGTTCCAGAGGTTTATGAGGCACCGGAAGAATATTGGATTATAGATGATCTCTGGTTGTCTCACTGCATATTGAAATATACCGACTACTTGATTATGGGTCTCAACGTTGCGATTACATTCTATAAAGACGAGGGAAAGAAGGCAACGTACTTATCAATCAAGCCATTGAAGTCAGCGTTTCATAAAGAATATATTATCCCTTACCGCAGAGCCATAGAATAGCGTTGTGCAGTTCGCCAATCTGCCTGGAGAACTCTTTGGATAAATTGAACGCACGGGCCTCGGCCTTCTGGGAATACTTCTGATAAGTCCGCTCGTCATCAAGTGACTTTATTAATCTGACAAAAGAGTTTGCGTCATCGGGCTCCGCAAGCATTCCGGCATCCCCAACCGATTCGACTAGGCCACGAGCACTTGACCCAACGACAGGTATCCCCGACGCCATCGCCTCGACCGCAGCCCTGCCCCAGCTTTCGTACTTTGAGGGCATGAAGAATATTTTCGTCTGAGCATAAATTGACTTCATGTTTCCAGTGTTTTCTACCACGCTCACGTTGCCCAACCTCTTGACTATTTGAGTTCCATAGCCACCCTTCACTGCCAGGAACTCTCGATCGCTAAGAATTTCCGCAACCCGCCAAAACATATTGACACCCTTGATGTCAATGAGATTAATAAATGTAATCTTGCTAGCGTCTTGTCGCTCCGTTTTGTAAGTGTCAATGTCCGTGTGTGGATTCACAATCATCTTGGTTAGATTGTTAATCTTTATTCCGTCGTAGACCCACTTGGAGTTAGCGACCACGAGATCAGAATTGGTTGCGTTCAATCTAAAAAGTTTTACGGCTTGATCGTTGTGAACGAAATGAACAATCGGTTTATTGATTGACTTAGCGTGCGTTATGGCGTGCTTCGTATCGTGATTTTGCGTGAACACAATATCCGCATCGAACTCATAGACCTGCGAGTACTTGATAATCCGTATTCCATCAACCACCTTGTGCCGAGGATTTGGCTGCGCAACCATAACCTCGTGCCCAAGAGCCCGCAGGGACAGGAGTATTTCGTGCAGCATCAGCTCAGCGCCGGCTCGAGTGGATGGTGGGTATAGATTTACATAGGCAAGAATTTTAGCCATTGGCCCAACCGCACAGCCCTGGCAAGGATTTCAACAATTGCTCATCCCTAAATCCTATGTGCGTAATGTAAGCGTCGTATGGATTCTCCGCCCAGAATCCAACCGTAGCATTACTGTCGCGCTTCAATAACTGTATTCCAAAATCATACTCGTGACTCGGGGTGTTGGGGTATGTATTATCAAACACGCTCCCGTGGAACACCGAGGGATTGTGTGACCAGAAGTAGAAGTGCCCTCTGGTTTCGTACCAACGCTCCCGCTTGGCCACAAGTTGCGCCTTGTTGTCGTTCAGGTGATGCAGCAGCAGACTGCCGGCGTCAAGATCGAGACGGTGGTATTCCGAGTGCCACACCGTTCTGGGCACACGCATCTGCACGATATGTGGATTGGCCCGGAGCGCACCTATAATCTGCTTGACACTCACCGGCCTGAATAGCATCCAGTCTTCTTCAATCCCCAGAAAGTAATCAACGTCAAGTTCGCTCAGCGTGTCGAATATCTTCTGCACCGCTATTGGCTGACCGGCCACCCCGCTCGATATGGGCACAACCGTAAAGTCCTGGCCGTAATTATTGACAAGCCACTTGACGTGCTCAGGGTCGCCGGAGTCATCGAAGATGTAACTATACTTCGGCTTGTCTACCAGATTTGCCAGCCAAGAAGCTATGGTTCGCTCTATGTATCCGCGTCTACCGTTCCCTAAAATATACCAAGCGTAATCCATGCTTCTATTTTAGTGCAAACACTCCGGACTTATTCGTGGCATTTGGACCCGGCAATGTAAAGTTTGTTTCCTTTTCATTTATGCCATCTTGATACACCATCGGATCGGTGAGCCCGTAAACCTCAAAGTACTTTACAAGCTCCGCATTGGCCTTATCGACTGGCTCCGATATAGACACAAGGAAATCATATGAGTTCATAAGTAATTTTGCGTAATCCCTATTGAAGTAAACAATGCCGTGCGTGGAGAGCATGTTGTAAACCCGATACAACTCCCTCGTGTGTGGCTCAATAGATATACGCCTGTGCCCCGTGCCATTGTAAATGCCCCAGCGGGATATGCCGACGTACAAAGCATCGGCGGTGTCTGGCACATCTATTGTGGTGTTTGGGTTTTTGATAAAGATGTCATCTTCGAATATTGCGAATGGGCCACTTGTGGATTCTAGCGCGGTGCCGATTGCTTTTATGTGAGCCATCGCGCAACCAACAATCTTGCCCAAGCCCTCGATGCCGGGAATTCTTGTAACGCTCTCGAACCCAAGAATCTTTAGAACGGATTCCGTGGATTCTTTTTTCTCTACATCGGCATCCATGTTTATGTAGAATGCCGGAATTTTGTTTATCTCCATTGGTCAAGAATACAACACAAAGGCCCCCGGTTTCCCGGGGGCCAGAGTGTGTGTCTCTATTAGGAGCCTGCTGCGCCAGTCGAGTAGCGGAGGCCATCCTTGGTGATGTTGTACGCCTGCACAACGTGGCGGACGCGAGTCTGAACGTCGTCCTCGTCGAAGCTGCCGTCGCGGACTGGAACCTCTCCACCGGCGAGGGTGAAGTGTCCGTTGTCCTTGATGGAGATGAGAGGGGTACGTGCACCCGAGAGGAAGACCTCCCAGAAGTACGGACGGGTGTTCAGCTCTGGAACCACGAACCACCATGCATCGGTCTGTCCACCCGAAACCGTGTCGAGAGCGTTGAACTCGATTGGGTTGAATGGGCTGGTGATGAACGATGGGTTCAGGATTGTGGTCTCAGAACCGGAAACGCGCTCAATCTGCGAGATAGCAAACAAGTTACGAACGGTCATCGCGAGCGAGGTGCCGTAGACGAGCTTGTAGTTGTTTGCGACCACGCGGTTGCCACCAACGGTGTCGGTGCGTGAGTCTGCCATAGCGTCCTCGAGAGCGGTAAGGCTCAGAGCTGGGTTACCAGCAAGGCCCTTGCCCGAGAAGCCGGTGCCGACAGCGCCAGCGGTGGTAACGAACAACTTGGCCAGAGCGATGTCTTCCTGACGCGCAGCGTACTGTGCGAAACGAGAAGTCATCTGTCCGATCATGTCGAAGTTACCAATGCGACGCAAGGATTCCCATGACATACGGGCACGGATACCAGTTTTGCCTTCGAAGTCCTTGTCGAGCTGAGTGGTGGTGAACGGAACTGCGGGGTACTCTTCGTACTCTCCGACAGCGGGAAGTCCACCCTCAATGAATTCCTCACCAGTGCCGCTTACAAGCGCGCTGGGGTCAACCTGGAAGTCACCGAAACGAATGATGCCAAAGTTGTCGGTGATGTACTCATCGGCAATCTGGTTCCATACGTTCTGCTCCGCAGCGTACTGTGCGAGGAAGATAACGTTAATAGCAGGCTCCAGGACGGTGGGAATGTCCGAAGAGGAGATTCCTTCCTGAAGCATCACCTTTGCACGAAGGTCACCCGACAGTGCGTTAGTCAGAAGCTTTGCAGCCTCAATCTGACGCTTGGTCGAACGCTCTTCAATGCGGGCGATCTCCTGCTCAACAACTTTAATGTTAGCCATTAGTCAATCACCTATTCTTAGTTGTTAATCCGGACGAAAACGTCACCAGCAACAGCACCCTTGGCCTTGATCGCGTAGCCAACAAGCTTGTTGGTGGAAGCAGTCGTGGTCAGTGCGGTGCCGTAGGTAGCGCCAGATGCCAGATAGAGTGGGACGCCCAGGGTGACGGCGTCAGCGGTCGTGCCGCGGAACACGCCAATGTGGCGAATGGTTGCGTAGTGGTCTCCGTCTGCGCCAAGCTCAGCGTCAGTCTCGGCCACACCACGGATGCCAGCACTCAGCCAAACAAAGTCACCAGATTCAACGTTCTCGTTGACTTCGTAGTTGAGTGAGTTGCCATCCTTGTAAACTTCGTTAAGAGCCATTAGGCACCAACCTTTACATTGAGAATGTCAGAGAGGCGGGGGGCCTTCTCTGAGGTGTTAACAATAACGGTCTCTTCGATAGCCTTGGCGGAAGCGTTGGCCTCCTCCTTGAAGTGCGACTTGACGGACTCAACGAAAGCCTTCTGGCTCTCGATGGCGTCATTCAAGTTTGCACCGGCGCGAAGTGACTCGTACACGGCCTTGCGGGAAACCTCGGGAAGGTCAGCGGCAACCATAGCCTCGGCTACAGCCGCAACGTCAACTTCTTCCTTCTCCTCTGGTTCCTCAGCAGGCGCAAGGGCTTCTGCAACAGCAGCTGCTACCAAGTTTGGCAGCTCAGCTAGCTGGTCGCTCAATTCCTTGAGTTCCATAATTGAGTATCCTTCTTTCGTATTGATAACGGTGGCTGCGGCTGTAGGAGCAGCAGTACCTTTTTCCCCGCCCATAGGGGCGGAAGATTCTTCTCTGGCTTTCCATGCGTTGCAGTAGGAGCCACCAGCGGCATATGCGTCCCACTTTTCGCAGTAAGCCTTGCCATCTTCGTCAACCTTGTTCTCGTTGAAGAACATACAGTTGCCACAAGCGCGACCCTCGGGCACGTCGTCCGATGTTGCTGGACGATAGTTATCCGGCAATGCCTCGGCGACCATAGAGATGGCTGCCTCGTAGAGTTTATCGGCAAGCTTCGATCCGGGGCGACCGGGATATGAAACCAAGTCAACGGAGTTCTGTGTGTGGGGAACGAGAGATTCAACAACAACCTCGCCGTCGTCGTTGTAGTTACCCTCACCCATCGCGTAGATAGACAGACCAGTGTGCGGGGCAACGGCCTCGACAAATTCTTTCCAGTGTGGCATGATGGACAGCTCGGCCACTAGGCCAACACCCTTTTCGTAACGAGCGTCTTCCGCTAGTACACCGATAAGATTCTTGGGTGAGCGGATGTCGCCTTCGTCGCGAGGGTGATCGACATAAGAGTGAGTGCCCTTCTTGAATGCTTGCGGGCCGTACTCGCGGAGCATCTCCTCGGTGTAAACACCAGAAGAACCTTTACCGGGAGTGATTAAAACGGCACGCCAATTGTTCCCAGATTTTACCGGCGCAGAACCGGACTCAGATAGAAGCTTGGCCATACCTCTTATATTACCACGATATCATCGGGGGTTATCTTGAAGGTCCCTCAGATTATTGTCCCCATCGGAGAGGTCGTCAACTCCAGCACCGGAGTTACCCTGGCTACTGGCCACGTTATTTGGGTTACCGGCACCTAGCGTGCGCCCAGTGTTAGGGAAACTGCTTGTGTTGTTTGGAACGAGAACACCTCTCGGTACATTACCCGGTGCTTCGATGCCCAGCTGCTCCGCCATAGCGTCCTGCATAATCTCTGCGTCGAATAGACCCGTCATCCACGCTTGGCTCAGCGATTGAATGGTGCGGTACGCGGGGTCAACGATAATGTTATTGAAGGTAACGCTAGGGTCTGGCACGCCAATCACGCGAAGCACGCGCATAAAGAAGTCCTCCCAGTTGCCCTGGCGTGCGTAAGCAGAGTTGATGGTTGACTGGTCGAGAATCTGCGAACCGCCACCACCCTGCTGACCAGCACCGGCAAGAAGAGCGTCAACCGAAACTTCCATCGCCGTGGCGGCCATTGCGGCCAAAGGCTGACCGGTAGCCAAATCAACGGAGTTATTCCTTGGCATGGCGTTGAGCTCAATATCAGCGCCAGTCACCGCAGTAGAAGCGACTTCCCTGTTGGTCAAAAGCTTGGACGAGATATTTGCCCCACCCTTAGCGGTCTTCGTCTTTACCTGCCACGCAATGCTCGAGAGGGCCTTAAGCATCTTCGAGCCATCCTTGAGGTACTCGGAGTATGCCCATGACCAGGGGAGAGCTGGGAGCGCGTCGGGCAATCCCCACAGCGATCCGGTCTCGTCGTTGGCCTTGGTGTCGATAATAACAAAGTTGCGGTCCACCGGGATGTCGTTGATCTGCGACACTGGGTTATCTACGTAGTCCAGTGGGTACCAGACTTTGACGGTCTCGGCGAGATAAGAGTTGTAAGGATCGGTTACTGGCTCGCGCTTGGAATACTCGCGCAAGTAGTACCGAATCATCTCGGGGTCATCGGGGTCTGTGGCCCAGCCGCTTATCTCATCAAGAGGGACACGACTAAAGCGCCGGTTACGACGGTCATACCGAACGAAAAAGTTACCGTCCGTAAAAAGCGCTCGTTCATTCTTCTTGCACGCACCTTCGCTAAAGAGAACCTGTTGGTTTACGGCGTCATCAATAATACGCTGGAACCGTGGGGCCAGGGGATTGCCGGCCTGAGACATCTTGAATCCGCGACCAAACACATAGCTAGCTCGCAGTGATGCGCCGCGCTTGAGGATTGGGTTGGATGCTGTCTGCCTCCGTGCCTGTTTGGCTACAATCTTTACGTCCTCGAGACGAACACCAGCCTCGGTGAACTGGTTGATTGGTGCCCAGCCCTTGTCATCGAACTCTAGAGTTGCACGAGCAAGCGCGGAGTAGGACTCAGAAAGAATTTGATTGTTCTGAGAAAGCTCCTGAATCTCCTGCAAAAGTGCATCAGAGGCGGAAGAACTAGAAGTAAACCTGTCGAAAATTCCCATGAACTAATCTTATCACCAATAAAGGTGATGCCTTACTCTTTACAAATATGCGTCGTTGCGCAGATTAGGGTACTTATCCCCTGTCTGAGCGTGCGCATTGCCACCTTTGTGTGTGAGCGCACAGATTCAGAATGTCGGCGTACTCAGTCATGTTAGTGTTTATCGGCGAACGCCGTAACCCCGGTGACGTGCTCGCGCAGAGGCCATCCGGGGTCTTCGCTATAAATACTATCACCAGTAAGACTCGCTGTAAAACGGATGCTCGGCCATGACTTCCTCGGCCTGGATAATCTCACCGGGGCGTGGCCCATCGTGTCGGTGGTCAATGGTACTCAATATGGCCGCATCCAAGGAGTCGGGGGACGCCATGCCCGACTTACGCATC